CTATCGGGGTGAGCCTGGCCGCATCGAAATGCCCACCGCCTGGCTGGAGCAGACGATTGGCACTCCTTCCAAAATGATGCCTGTGGGGCCTTCGATTTCGGCTGCCGCCGTGAAGGCTTCGACTGTCCGACGATCCGGCGTGACGCCCATACCCAGCTCACGCGCGATCGCGCGCAGCCTGTCGGGTTTCATGACCGCATAGAAAAAGACGTTGGCAGACAGGGATGCGTTCCTGAAGCCGGCGGCGAGCATACGGAACTCGTCGAGAGTCGGTGTTAATGAATTCATGGCTGATACCCCTCTTGCCTATTTCTTCCGCTTCCTGAGCGACCGGTTCAGCACCACGATCGCCGCATCGGCCTTGGCCGACCGGTTGCCGTCGCGCTCATAGACGATGCTCGCGGCGTCGCTCTTGTGGCTCATGACGGCCTTGCGCCCCTCGCGCTCGATCCCGAGGTCGTAGAGCTGCTTTCCAAGCGAGTGGCGCAGGCCGTGGATGGTCAGGCCGGGTTTGACCTTCCCTTCGTCGACCAGATCCTTGCAGAGTTTCCAGATCATCGACCGCAGTCCGTCCTCGGTGTAGGGCTCGCCCTGTTCGTTGGTGACCAGCGTCCGGGCGTCCATGTCGGGGTCGATATCGCGCAGGATGGTTGCCAGCGGCGCGGCCGCCAGCATGTCGGTGACCCGCTTCTTCTTCCGTCCCTTGCGACGAATGAACGCGATGCGCGGATCCTGCCAGGCCTCGGGCGGCTGGTGGCAGATATCGCCGGTCGCCCAGCCCGCCCAGCGCGACAGGCCGAGCGCCAGGGCGATGCCCTCCCATCCCCGCTCGATCGCGCCGGCATACATCGCCTCGTATTCGAGCGCCGCCCACCCGCGATGCTGGTCGGGCATGTCCTCGGGCCGCTCCAGCTCCGGAATGTCCTTCGCCGGGTTGCCCACCATGTGGCCGTAGAGGTTGCCCCACTTGAACGCCGGCCGCAGCACCTTGATCGTGTAGTTCCCGAACCAGAAGCCGGCCCGCTTCGCGACCTTGTCGCGCAGCCTCACGCACCACGGCGTCGTGATGAGATGCAGCGGCACCGTGTTCAGCGGCCGTTTCAGCGCCTTGCGGATGTGGCCTTCCTCCGGATCGATGACGCGATCGTAGGAGGTGCGCGTGGCCGGCGAGAGCCGCAGCCAGTCGGGCGATGGCTCGCGGCCTGGCTGTCCGTTCTTTCCCGGCCGGCCGCGCCAGTGATGAACGAGATCCTCGAGGGTGGCCGCCTTCGCCGGCAGTGCGGCCGGCAGCGCCACCAGCTCGGCCCGCATGTCCTCGAGCCGTCGGGTGAAGTCCGCGAGATGGGTCGCCGGATCGATCGGCTTGTGCGTGAGCGGATCGGCGATGCGTACGCCCGTCTTGCGCAGATAGTAGTAGGTGATCCCGCCCTTCACGAACGACTTCACGCCCTTGAGGCGGATCGTCGTCATGGCGTGAACTTCCGGCCGTGGCCGGCCTCCCGGACGTTGGCTGCCTGCCTGTCGGCCGGCATGCGCTCCAGCCGGTCGAGCCAGTCGTGGTACATCTGCAGGAAGGCGTCGCTGGCGACGCCGTTTTCCACGTCGCGCACGTCGCGTAGCGCCCAGACGAGGCCGGACGCCATGGCCTCCTGGGTGAGGCCCAGTGCCTGACGGCGCCGTGCGAGCTGCGCGATCTGCGCAGCGAAGTCGTAGGATTCGTCGCTCATGCGCGGCCTGTGTGGCGGCGCGCATCCCTGTCGGTGTCGTCGTCGTCGAGCATGCGCATCAGGTCCTCTGGCGTCTGGGCCTCTCCGGGCGTCCCGCCAGCCAGAATCCATGCATCGATCGAGGCGCGTGTAAAGTAGAGGGTATTTCCCGCCACCTTGCGCTCGAGGTGAGGTGTCACGAAGGCCTTGAAGACAGGCTCGGGCATTTCGTCCAGATAGGCGCGCGCCGTCGTGGACTTCATCAGTCCCGGCCAGTCACGAACCGCGCGCTGCCTCATATGAGGCCCTTCTCCTTCGCAAGCCATTCCGGCATGGCCACACTCACCGAATGGCCGGCGTCCGCGCCTGGCGGGTCCATCTCGATCTGAGAGAGCGGCAACCAGGCCTTGCTCGTGCCTGCGTTTAGCCACACGGCCTTTTCCCGCCGCTCGATCACGATCCCGGCGATGTCGACCAGGCCGGACTGGTAGGGGGATCGGCTCATCGTCAATACTTCTTGCCGCCGTCCTGGCGCCGCACCTCGATTTTGTGATCTTCACGACTGGCGTTGAAGGCCATTTTCTCCACGAGCGCACCCGCGAGGTCGAGATTATGAGCACCTGCGAAATCGAAGATGCGAATGAGGGTGTCGGCCAGTTCGACCTCGATACCCTTCCGGTGCGGAAGCTTGTCGTCCATGAGGTTCTTTCGATGAGCTTCCATCGCCTCTGACAGTTCACTGTGCATGAGGCAGATGAGTTCGCCGACGTTACGGTCCTTGCGTTGGCCAGTTTGCAGGTCCGTCCACCAGCCGGCTTTGACCTGAGCAGAGTGCGCCCAAGCGATACCGGCCTTGATCCCATTGCGGGTGAAGACCTCTAACTCAGAGGGATTGAATTTTTCAGTGTTCACGATCGATTCCTTCGAGTTGATGTGGCGAGGTGTTGAACCCGGCCGCGTTCTTCACCTGGTTGCGCGCGGTGAAGTGCTCGACCGGCTTGGCGAGGATGCGCGAGATTTCGAGCTGTTCCTCGTCGTCGGCGCTGAGCTGGGCGGCGTTCGCTAGCGCCAGCAGCGTGACGCTGACCCCGCCGATCTCCTGGCCGATCTTTCCGGCCGGCCGGTCGAACACGTAGTCGACCAGCCTGTGCGCCATCGCCCGTTCGGCGCCCGCCGCCTGCGCCAGCTCCACCGCTTCCTCGAGCAAGCGGATCCCGCGCTGGGGCAGGCTGGTGGCGTGCTCGCTGTCGAAGGCATTGCAGCACCACGCTCCCACGATCTTCTGACGTTCGTTTCGGGAAGTTATATCTTTCCCTCCAACAGAGACGCGAGCGCTTCCGCAAGGTCGCTCAAAGCTTTGCCCACTCCGGGATGCTCGACCACGAGGTCCCTACGATCTATCTCGCGCACCACGGCGAAGCGCGTGGTGCGAAAAACTTCCGCTGCCTCGCGCAGATCTTCCGGCTTCATGGCTCTGTTCCTCGCTGCTGCATCTGACGCCACGCTTCGCCGTGGGTCCGCTCGATGGCGGCGGCGCGGGCCAGGGCGTCGTTGAATTTCTCGGCGATCGCCGGATCGGCGTCGGCGATCTGGCGGAACAGTCGCCATTCGAGCGCGAGCCGGCCGACCTGGTCGCGTGGCTTCGGGACGTTCGGATCGCCGGGGAAGTCGGGGAGGGTGCTGAACGCCACGTATCGGCCGACCTGTTCCACCTCGGCATGGGTCAACGGCTGCAGAGCCGGCGGTTGACCTGCGGCGATCGGCAGGGAATTCGTCCTCTCCCGCCCGCGCTTGGTCAGTATCCAGTGCAAACGGTGGTCGGGCATCGTGTTCATCAGCAACAGGTTCTCGCCCTGCATATGCTGAAGCACCGCGGCCGGAACTTCCCACTGGCGCTGCCGGTCCATGTCGAGCACGTCGGCCATGTTGGTGTCGCCGCGCAGACCCATCTCGACCGTCGCGCCGCCCCGCAGGGCGATCAGGACACGGTCGCGCAGGCCGTCATATGTATCGTCCTTCGCCATCTAACCCTCCTGCGGAATCGGGATGGTCGCCGCTGCGACCGTTACGGGCTCGGGTGCCGGCGGGCGGCGCCCCTCGCGCAGGACCTCCTCCGCCATGTCCAGCCGTTCGATGACGGCCAGGAGGTCGGACCGGTCGACCCCGACCGCGTTCCCAGCCAGCGCGCGCAGCATGTCGCGCACGTCGAGGGATCGCAGCCCGTAGCCATCGTCGCGCTGCACGACCGGGAACAGCAGATCCTGTGCGGCCCTCATACGCCGTTCGGCGACGTGCCGGCCCGCGAGCGCCATGCTGTAGAGGTCGGCGTTGACGGCCTCGCGCGTGCTGGTGCGGACACGGGGAAAGAGGAACAGGCCTTCGGTGAAGAAGGCCGATGCGAGGCTGAGCGAGAATTCCCGCGCCAGGGCGTCGCCAAGCGGGACTCCCCAGAGGTCGAGGGCAGCACGCACGCACCTCGGCAGCGCGTCCGGCACGGGGACGGTTCCACCGTCGGGCAGGACCGCCCGAAGCGGCTCGACGGCCTGCCCCTGGTCGTTGGGCGGCGAGAAAAGCGGAGCCTTCATCAGCCTTGCCCTCCGTAGGACATGACGAGCTGCAGGTGGCTGGCGTCGCCGGGCTCGGTGAAGATGATCGCGCCGAGCTTCTCGAACCGGCAGTGGATGGGCCCGCCGGTGAAGGCGCCCAGCGCGTCGGCGGCGAAGGCCACGTTGAAGTTCACCTCGATATCGCCGCCTTCGGTGTGGGCGTCGAGTTCGTCGTGGATTTCGCCATAGGAGCCGTCGCCCTTGAGTTCGATCAGGCCGCGCGACGTGCTGAGCTTCAGGATGCGGCCGTCCTTGCCGTTGTCGCAGATGACCGCCGCCCGCCGCGAGGTCGCCAGCAGCTCGGCCCGGGCCGTCTCGAACGAATAGTCCGACGTGGCCGGAATGACGCGCTGGATGTCGGGATAGGTGCCGTCGATCAGCTTCGTCGTGTAGACCGTGCCCGGCACGCTCGCCCGCATCAGGGCGTGGGTGATGGCGAGGTCGACCGCCTCGTTGTTCTTCGCCATGTCGATCAGCTCGCCGATCGCGTGCCGCGGGATGATCGGCGGCGTGAAGTCGGGGATCTCGCCGCCCATGTCGAGATGCGCCTGGCCCAGCCGATGGCCGTCCGTGGCGACGAAGGTCAGGCGCTTCGGGTTGTCGGCGGCGCGCCGCATGTAGACGCCGCAGAGGTAATAGCGGGTTTCCTCGGTGCAGACCGCATGGGCGACCCGGCCCAGCGCCCGCGCCAGTTCCTTGCCCGGCAGCATGAACTCACCCGGCTCGATCAGGTCGGGTCGCGGCGGGAAGTCGTGGGCCGCGAGCGTCGCCAGCTTCGCGCGGCCCCGTCCGGCCCGCACCGTGAGGCGGCTTGTTTCCGGGTCCCACTGCATCTCGACCTGCGCGCCGTCGGGCACGCCGGATATGAAGCCCGACAGGGCGTGCACGCCGACCGTGACATCGCCCGCGTCGCTGACCATGGCCTCCACGTCGACCTCGACGGAGGAGTCCACGTCCGAGGTGGTCAGGCGCACCTTGTTCGCCACGGCCTCGAGGCGGACGTTGTTCAGGATCGTGGCCGTCGTGCCGCGCTTCACGATCTTGCCGACACGGGTCAGGGCCGCGGCCAAGGGCGCGCGTTCGACGACGAATTTCATGGGGTGGTATCTCCAGTGAAGGGGCCGTTGGGTTGGCTGCGATAGCGCTCGACCAGGGCGATGGCGTGCTCGAACCGTCCGCCCTCGACATGAAGGCGGCATTCGGCGAGCACCCATTTGCTCAGTTCGTAGGTGTCGCTCTCTCGCCGCCCGACGCCGTGCAGCGGCCGCCAACGGGCGAGTTCGGCAAGCGCATCGACCTGGTGCCGACGCCGTGCCGCCGAAAGAAATGCGTCCAGCCGCTCGGCTTCGGCTGCGAGCGTCAGGTCGATGCCCTTGAGGCTGGCTCGGGTGGGGGGGCTCACGGATCAACCCTCCCGCGCGTCGCGAAGAATCCGGCGCACTTCATCGCGGCATTCTTCGTTGGTCGGCTCGCGCCCGAGTTTCTCTTTCAGAGCCTTAAAGATCGTCCGCGTCTGGGTAAGGCTGCCCCACGTCGTAGTGACCTTGACCATGATCACCTCTCCGTCCGCGCGAACAGCATGAGTCCTGCGGAGAACGCCGTTCGCCCGCCGGTCTCGCTGTCGCCGTTCGCGAGCGTCGCGGCCATGTACTGGACGATGTTCATGCCGCCGACGCCTGATCGGACCCGTCGTCCTCATCATCTTCCCCCGCCTCGACCGGCTCCGGGATCATGCTGGACGGGATTTCAACTGACAGTTCGGCCGCGATCGCGCGACAGAGCCCGTCCGCAGTCGGGCGCCAACCGACGAGATGGATTGTTTCTGACATAAGCCGACCGAGCAGACCGTCGACCGCCTTCTCGTCCATTGTCCTCAAAACCGACCACAGCCTGTCTTCTGCCCCTGGCGGTACCTCGTACCGGTTGCAGTGGTTCTCATCACCGCGAACGAACGATCCGAGTAGCTCAGCCTGGTTCCCGAGGTGAGGGCGAGGATCCATGTTGATTTCAATATCGCCGTTAGTTAGGCCGAGGAACGCGTAAACCACGAGACGCTTCGCGATATCCGGACGCCCGGCGAGCCCTGCGGTCATCGCCGCGTTCACTACGCGCGCCTGCTCCTGCCTTGGATCCTCGGGGGCAGATTGCTCAATGTCCTGCAGCGGTGGAGCCGGCTTCTCTTTGTTGACCTTCTCTGCCCACACGGACTGCAGCACCACGTTCTTCGCGGTGTAAATCTTGCTTCCGTCGAGCCAGACGATGGCTATGCAATCCGATGCAGCCAGACCGCGCTTCCGCGACTTGGCTTCCGTGCGCTTCGGGTCATGGTAATAGCCGGCGACCTTTGCGCCATCGTCCGCCCAGACATAGTTGTGGGCTTCATAGGGTCCGACGCGCGTCGCGTCCGGATAGTCCTTCTTCAGCTTCTCCACCTTGGCGTCCGCCGCCTTGGCTTGCAGCCGGCTGAATTGCGCCTTGTCGGCGAACCAGCGCTTGCCGTCCTCCTCCAGAAACTCGCCGTTATAGTCCTCGACCTTGAATGAGGCCGCCGAGAGCGGGACTGCCTTGTCCTGGAGTTTCCGCCGACAGTCACTGGCATCGCGCAGCGCCCAAGGATCGTTGATCAAGGACTTCTGCAGCTTCTGCGGCGCAGCGGCCATGACACGCGCCACCTCGACCTTCAGCTCGCCTTTCGCCAGCTTCTCCTTCAGGTCGGGATGCAGGTTGCGCGCGACGGCGATGCGCTGCGCGACGAACCGGTCGGACGTCCCGATCTTCCGGGCGATCTCCGCTGCGGTCCATTTCACCGGATCGAGGGCATTCAAAGCGGAGAAGGCCTCAGCTTCCTCGAGTGGCTTGATGTCGGCGCGCTGCAGGTTCTCGATGATGCGCAGCGCGCGCGTGTTGCCGTCGTCGTCGCCTTCGCGCACCACGCACAGGGCCGCGGCCGTCCTGTTCAGGGTCAGCGCCCGGAAACGGCGCTCGCCGGCGACGATCTCGAAGCGTTTGCCGATAGGGCGCACGACGATCGGTTGCAGCAGGCCCTGCTCGGCGATCGAGGCGGCGAGTTCGGCCAGGGCGTCCTGATCGAAGGTCTTGCGCGGATTGTCCGGCGACGGATCGATGTCGGAAAGGGGGATCAGCCGAACGCCGACGGCGATGGCCTGATTGTCGATCCGAACGGCGTTCGGTGTCGCAGCGGGTGCAGCGGCCGCGTCGCCGACGAGCAGGCCCTCGACGGTCGTCCCCATCGCCCGCGCCAGCCGGACCGCCGATTCCATGTTGAGCGAATGCTTCTGCCCGGAGTTGATCTTGCCGAGATCACCCCTGTCGATTTCGGCGCGCTTGCCGAGTTCGGCGATTGAGACGTCGGGGTTGGCGGTGAGCCAGGCGACAACCGCCTTCTGCAGCGGCGACTTGAATATGGTGGTCATGTCAACGGTCCCCTGTCGGCAGAGAGAAGTGAGCGTGAAGGCGCCCGCCGGTCGGGGCGGCGGTGCCCTTCCCGGCGGGCGCGGACGCGGCGTTCCCACGCGCCGCGGCGTCCTGGTCGCCAGCGTCCTGGTCATAGGCAAAGACGATCAACGGCAACGCCGCGATGGCTTCCTTGATGGCGGCGATGTGCCAGCCGATCCCGCGCAGCTGATGCGCATGGACCTCGCTCAGCCCGCCCAGCGGCCGGCCGAAGCGGTTCGCGCTGGCCACCAGCACCTTGCCGTCCGGCCGGCGGCCCGCCAGCAGGACCTGCGTCCCGCCAACCTGAAGGGGGTGAGGGGTTGGCACGGTCATTCGTCCGTTACCTGCTGACCGTCGTCGCGTGCCGCCGCGATCCAGTCGATGGTTTGAACGTTGATCCACTCTTGCCGATAGCTATCGAGACACTTCACATCGGCCTCGGGCTCTTCGCCGCCGCTTATGATCTCGACGCAGAGCGTTCCGGCCGGCATGTCGGTGCCTGTGTGCCTAGCGCAGCCGCAATAGGTTTCCCCGTCGGCGGTGTGGATGGTGAGGCCGTCGTCTTTGGCGATTTCCTCGCCCGTATAGCTGTCCCACCGTCGCCCGTTCGCATCGTGAACGATGCAGGTGTGCCCGAAGGACGCCTTGTAGGGCGCCGGGCAACCGCAGGTCAGAAGGCGGCTCACCACGACGACCCAACGTTCCGGTGGAGAACATCTCTCGCGGCGATCTCGAGCCGATCTTTCTTGGCCTCCTCACAAAAGCGGAGCGCCTCTTCGGCGCCGGCGATGTCGCGGTCGAGAATGTCGCGCGCGAAAGCATGCCGCTTGCCGGTGAGGGCCGCCCGCGCACCCTGCATGGCGCTCAACGCCGTGCGGAGGGTGCTTTCGAGATAGCCGGCGCGGTAGTCGGCATTCGCCATGCCGGCCACGACGTCCTGATCGGTCGGGACGCTCATTTGCCGGCCTCGCCGAAGATCGCGGCGGCGATGAACAGGAGGGCGGCGATCGAGCCGAGGCCCATGGCAATGAGGTCCATCATGGCCGTCCCCGCAGCAGCAGGGCATCGACGGCGACCGCGGCCAGGCTGAACACGCCCATGACGAGCGCGTATTCGAGGGCGCTCATTTTCCGAACCGCCGGGTGAGCCAGTTCCGCGTCGCGCGCGTCGTCGTCACGCCGACGGCGATCGCGAGCGCGACGATGAGGATCGCAGCCAGGATGTCCCGCGTGCGACCGTCCCACAGGGCGACGACGACGCCGATCCAGAAGGCGAGAACGATCGCGGCGACGATCCCGCGCGCGCTCATTGCCGGCCGCTCCCGAGGGTCGCCATCAGGGCGCGGGCGCGGTCGCCCATCTGCGCGATGAAGTCGAGGGCGTGCAGGGAGCGGTCGACGCGGCCGCAGCCGTCATCGACCGAAGTCGCCTCGTCGATCAGCGCCGCGGCGCTTCCGCAGGTGATGCCGATCTGCCGCAACAAGGTCCGCTCGTCCGGCGTGAGGACGGCGGTCGAGAGGAGGGGGAGGCCGGACGGGCGGGCGGGCGAGGTCGGGAGCGGCGAGGGGAGGTCCGGACCTGTGGGGGTCGATCCCATCAGAGGCACGTCGTTGCAAAACCGGCAGTCCCGCCCGCAGAAGCGGCTGCCGCACGGCGCCTCGGCATTGTCCCGCGCGAACGTCGTTCGCGGGGTGGTGGTCACGACGGCACCCGCGGTGTCATCAACCCGGAAACGTCGAAGGCTTCCCAGTTAAACCAGAGGTCATCGACAGACAGGCTAGGCAAGGCGCGATGACTACGAAGAAGGTTGATGTACCGCGCGTAGCCCCCAGCCAGCATTTCCCTGCTGGGCCTCGCGATAGGCGAACGGCGTTCGCTGATTGGTTTCGGGTGCTGGTTGTCGGCTTGCATGATTGGCGCGCTCCCAAGTGGGTACGGCCATGATCGTTAAAATTAACGCTCAGTCAACAAGAATCGTTAAATTTAACGCAGTTGGCGACAGGCCTAGGCGCTGCCGCTCATGCAATCCATTGGAGAATCAGTTAGTTGCCGACAAATTTGAATGTGCGGGCGACACGCCCGACTTGAGCACAGTAGGCAGTCTTTTCGGACTCCGACATCTCGCCCAGACGCCAAGCGGCGCCTTGGCTCATCGTCGAAAGCAACGACGGGAACTTCATATCGTCGGCTTTCACTTTGGCTTCGATGAAGGCTTTTATGGCGTCCTGATTGAACTTCAGCCCGCAACCCTTCTCCGCTCCCAAGACCGAGCCCAGCTCATTGGCGAGCGCGAACGTCGAGGTGCCTTGGGCCAGCGCCGAGGCCGATCCGACCAGAGACATTGCCATACCCAAAATGAGAGCTAACCGCATGATCCCTCCGCCTCTTTCGGTCCGGCTGAGCCTATCACACTTTCCGCTGCACCCATGGGATACCGACGCAGCGCAGCACGTCCTGGTTCTCGATCGGCGGTTCGGCCGGGTTGACGCTGATCAGCGTCCAGCGATCACGTCGACCGCCGCGGATCAGCTTCTTGACCAGCCTTCGTCCATCCTTGAGGTCGAGGATGACGATGCTGCCGATGCGCCTCTCGGGCGGCACGGGATGCGGTTCGGGAAACAGGATGTCGCCATCCCGGAACATCGGCAGCATCGAATCGCCCCGCACGACGAAGCCGCCACCTGAGACTTCAGTGCCGGGCGGGGCGGGCACCCAATCGATCGGGTCGTCACCGTCAAATGGAATGACCTCGGCACCCGCGCCGACATAGGACCGGATAGGGGTCTCGTTCGGTTTGGGTTTCGGCCCGCCCTCGCCCCGCAGCACTGCAATCGACACGTTCTGATTGGCCGCCAGCTTGCGATAGGTGATGTCGTTCATCGATCGCGTGCGCCCGCTCAGGAACCAGCGCAGCGTCGACTCGCTTACCCCTGAGTCCTTGCACCACGTCGTCCGGACGAGCCCTCGCTCCGATATGAAATCGCGCAGCACCTTGCGCAGGCGCTCGACCTCTGCGTCGTCGGGTTGGGAAGCAGGAGCGGCTTTTTTCACGCTCTCAAGGTGCGCCGAGCGTGGAAATAAACGAAGCGTTGACTTTAACGCTCGTAGCGCTTTATGGTCGTTAAAATTAACGCCGCCTTCCGAAAGGCCCCCACCCCTCATGGTCACCGCCCCGGCCCATTTTGACAACGTCCTGGCCCGCATCCGCGCCTTTGCGGCGGCGAAGGGCTGGACGCCGACGCAACTCGCCCGCGAGGCCGGCCTGTCGGACACGGTGACCCGCGGCATGGACCGCGAGGATTGGGCGCCCTCCGGCCGGTCGGTACGCGCTCTCGAAATCCTGATCCCGTTGGACTGGGCGCCCGGCGACGCCGTTTCCGCCGCTCAAACCGCCACCAGCGCAGCGGGAGTGGTGGCGTGAGCAGGTGGATGAGCCCGTCACGCATGCTGCGTGTCCCGCCGATGTTCCTGCCTGGCTGGAAACCTAGGCCTTCGGCGTTCCTCTCCAGCCGACGAGGAGCCGCTCCAACAGCAGGCGACCTTCGTGAAGCCCGGGGCCAGCGGGTGCTTCCGCGATCCACTCCAGGCCGGAAAGGGCGCGGTCGATGATGGTGACACCCTCATCGCGAGAAATGATCTTCCGCTCGGCCAGATGCGCAAGCATCGCCGTGGCAAGGGCCCATGCTGCGGTACCCTGGCCAAAGGACGCGAGGACGGGGTTCGGCTCTTCGTCGCCTTTGTCTGTGTTTTCCATCGCTCGCCCTTATCTTTCAATCGGAGGGTCGAGCATCGTGCACGGCGATGCGGCTCGGCAAGCGGGCGCGCGGGCGGCAGCATGAGCAGGCGTTCGACCTTCTTCATCTTCGAAGGACCTTTTCGGCATGGAGGCCAGTCTTTGGCCGACGAACGGCTGCGCCCGCGGGGCAAATCATCGGCCGCAGAGGTGAAACCGACCTCGGTTACGTTTTCCAAGCCGCCTGCGACCGGACCATCTGAGCTTGCATCATCCATCGCCACCGATCTGGCCCCGGTGCGACGCGAGTTCGAGCGGAAAAGCATCTCGTGTTTCCGCTCCGCCGTGCGGGCCGTCCGCAAGGATGGCCGGCGATGAGTGGGCGCGGCGGCAATCGCCCGCGCACCCCCGGCACGGTCAAAGAAGCGGTCAACACGCTGTTCGAACAGCATGGCGGCCGCAAGTGGGTCGAGTCGAAGCTGAGCCTCGGTCATTCGCAGGTTGCGGCCTACACCGACGCGACGGCGAAGGATGAGCTGCCGCTGTCCCGTGCCGCGATGCTGACCGGGCGCGACACGCCCGCGCTCGCCGAGTTCTTCGCCCTGCTGGCGCATGGCGTGTTCCTGCCGATCGAACCGACCGAGTGCGACCTGAACAAGCTCTGTGCCGACAATGTCCGCGAGCACAGCGCGGCGGTCGCCGACCTGGTCGAGGCCATGTCCGATCGCGCGGTGGATCGGACCGAGGCTGCGGAGGCGTTGCGCCTGCTGCGCGCGTCGATCCGCATTCAGGTCTGCCTCTACGTCCTGCTCGACCAGATCGCCAAGGGAGAGGGTCAATGAGCGCCTTGCGCCGGCTGCTGCATGAGTGGGCCGGGCGCCTGCCCACGATCGTCATCGAGGCCGAAGTGTCGGCGACCGATGACACGCAGGTCCCGCTGTTCGAGCGCAGCCACGTCATCACCGTGTCGCTGCCTCTGATCGGCGAGGTGACCTGCTACCTGCACCACTATCTGCGCTCCGATCCCGATCGCGGCGCGCATGACCATCCGTGGCCTTGGGCGGTCGCCCTGCCGCTGGCGGGCGGCTACCGCGAGGAACGGCTGAAGGGCTGGCGCCTGTCCCATCCGCTGCTGCGGGTGATCCGCCGCCGGCCGTTCCTGCCCTACTTCCTGACCGGGTACGCCTTCCATCGGGTGCTGGTCGATGGCGGGCGGACGAACTGGTCGCTGTTCTTCACCGGCCGCAGTCACTTCAAGCCCTGGGGCTTCCTGCGCCCGGTCCTGATGGCCTCGACGGGCGAGGTTGTCGGCTACGGCTACAAGGCCGATCCCGAAAAGATGGACAACGCCCCGGCCGAACCGTGGTGGCGCACCGCGCCGCCGGGCCGGGCTTTGCGTCGCGCGCCGCCCTGACCGACGGCGACGAAGCGGGCGGCCGGCAAGAATTTTCAAAGCGGGGGAGGGTCAGATGACCGACACACGAATCGGCGACTGGATGCAGACGTTCTCGGGCCGTCGTTTCTACCCGATCGATCCCCGGCCCGCCGAGGTCGACTTCCGCGACATCGCGCACGCGCTCGCCCACATCTGCCGGTACGGGGGGCATTCGCGCCGCTTCTATTCGGTGGCCGAGCATTGCAGCGGCGGCGCCGGCTACTTCATCCGCATGGGTCGCCCCGACCTCGCACGGTGGTTCCTGCTGCACGACGGCTCCGAAGCCTATGTGGGCGATATCATCCGGCCGGTGAAGCCGTCGCTCGAGGGTTACGGCGCGATCGAGCTGGAGGTACAGCGCGCGATCTACTTCCGCGCCGAGCTGATCGGCGAGGACTGGAACGGCGCAATCCCCGAAGAGGTCAAGGAAGTCGACAACCGGATCCTGGCCGACGAAGCGCGCCGCCTGTTCGGCGAGGCCGCGATGCGCAACACCGGATGGCCGGTCCTGGGCGAGCCGCTGGGCATCAACATCGCCTGCCAGCTTCCCGAACAGGCCGAGCGCCAGTTCCTCGACCTGTTCCGCCTGCTGTTCCAGCGCGATCCCGCGAGCTGAGGTCGTCGTGGCGAACGGCAACAACAATCCGCTGACCGTGTCGTCGGCCGTGTGGCGGGAAATCAAGGGCCTCTATGAAGGCACCGTCCCCGAGGTCGCGGGTTCGCGGGACTGCAACGCGATGCGGGTGCCGGTGTTGGCGCTGCGCTTCAACCTGCACCCCAACACGATCTTCGCGCGGGTCCGCACCGCCAAATGGTCGCGGCCGGCCTGGTACAGCCAGAAAGGATCCTCGCACCCCAAGGGGGAGCGCTACCGGCTGAACGGCCAGGCCGGCGAGGCGCTCCTCAAGGCGATCGCGGACAGCGACGGCAAGCCCTGCCCGACGAACGAGGACCTGGCGACGAACCTCGACACCAGCTCCGGCTTCATTGTCATGGCGCTGCGCCGGCTGCACGGGAACAAGCGCATCGCCATCGAAAGCCACGGCAATGCGCGCCGCATCAAGGTCGTGGGTGTGTCGGGTTGGACGGGCTGGACGCATTGCCGGCTGATCGACGCCGCCGCCCCCAAGGCGCCGCCGGCGCCGAAGCGGGACACCGCGCGCAAGTGGGAAATAACGGAATCGTCGCTGATGATCCGCCGCCGCCAGAAGTGCCATGCGCTCCTGCGGGAGGCGGCCGAAGGCAACATGCCGTGCCCCGGCGATCCCACCCTTGCCCGCCTCATTGGCTGCACCCATCGCACCGCCGGCCGCATGATCGCCGATCTTGGCGAGGCGAAGGCCTTCGCGATCGAGCACCGGTCGTCGAACGTCCGGCGCGTCGTGTTTCCGGACGGCAAGGCGACGGACTGGACCTCGACCGCCAACATGGTGCCGGCGCGCAGCCAGCAGCTCCTGGCCCGTCCGTCCGGTCGCGTCCCCACGGTCAAGCCGCCGGTCGTGTCGAGCCGCGCCCGGGATGCCCAGCTCGCCCTGCAGCGCATGGATATCGTCGTGTTCGATCGCTGGGTGGTCGACGGCGGCGCGCCCGGCCTGTCCTGGTGCGTCGATGGCAGGAACGTCGATGCAGCCGGGCTGATCGCCATCGCCGAGAAGCGTCTCGGCGCGGTCTCGCCGGCATGAACGATCAGGCGCCCGCCCGTCGTCACCTCTCGCGCGATGCAGCGCAGCTTCATTGGCGGATGCGCGCCGATGAGGTGAAGGCGCGTGTGCCGATCGAGGACGTGATCCACGCGGTGCTGCCGCTCAAGAACATGGGCAAGGGGGGCAACAAGTATGCCTGCTGCCCCTTCCACGGCGAGAAGGACGCCTCGTTCGCCGTCAACGTGAAGAAGAAGTTCTTCCACTGCTACGGCTGCGGCGTGAACGGCGACGTGATCCGCTTCGTCATGTTGAAGCAGGATCTGAGCTTCACCGAGGCCGTCCAGCTCCTCGAGAGCCGGCACGCGATCGACCATATCGCCTCGACCCCGATGACGGCGCCCGAGAAGCCCTCGGCGCCGCAGGCCGAAGATGCAGAGCGGTTGCGCCGGTCGATCAGCCTGTGGGACGGCGCTCAGCGGCTCACGCCCGACTCGCCCGTGACGCAGTACCTGCTGCGCCGGGCGATCGTGCGGCCCAGCGAGTACGGCCTGGCCGATGCCAAGGTGAATGACGGCTGGCCCGTCGATATCCGCTTCGTGCCGCGGTGCTGGCATGAGCTGGAGAAGCGGGAGTTTCCCGCCATGGTCGCGCCGATCCGGGGCGCGGGCAGCGAAATCCTCACCCTGCACCGCACGTTCCTCGCGCGTGATGACAAGGGGTGCTGGGGCAAGGCGCCGGTCGACAAGGTGAAGCTGGTTATCGGCAGCTACGGACCGGGCTTCATCTGGTTGGGCGAGGCGGCCGACAAGATGCTGGGCGGCGAGGGAATCGAGACGACGCTCAGCGCCATGCAGCTCTGGAAACGGCCCGGCGTCTGCTACGTGACCGGCGGGCGCATGAAGTCGATGGAGCCGCCGTTCGCGGCCAGCCACTTCATCATCGCCGCCGACAAAGGCAGCAAACCCGGCAAGCCGGCCTGGGGCGAAATCTTCGCCAAGCAGGGCGCGTCCCTGTTCACGAACTCGACCCGCACCGTCGAAGCCAAGATCCCGACGCTCGATCAGGACAAGGGCGATTACAACGACCTGGTGCAGGCCATGGCCCGCCGCGCGAACGCCGTTCGTGATGGGGTGGCGGCGTGAGCGCTCAATTGGCCTTGCAGCTTGCCCCCATTGTCCCGCCACCTAAGCGCGAACTCAGCCTGATCGAGATCGTTCGGGCGGCATGGCCGATCCATCAGAATGCGGCGCGCGAAGCCTTCACCCTGTTCAGTGACTATTGCAATGGCAGACCACCGCCGCGCGTGCCCGGTATGGATACGCACCTTCGCCTCGCGGTCCGCATTCATTTGGGGGCGACGATCGAAGTCGCTGCTGCTCGCGAGTATCTATACCGGTGGAGCCTGGCAATCGATCGTAGCCGGGCCTTCGGCGCCCCTCACGCCATCGGCCTGTGAGAATGCCGGTGTCACCCCGCCCCATCAAGGTAGCTGACCTATTCTGCGGTGCCGGCGGGACCTCAACCGGCGCACAGCAGGCAATAGAACAGGACCTCGGCCGGACGATGGACCTGGTGTGCGTCAATCACTGGTCGATCGCCATCGAGTCGCACAGGCGAATGCATCCGTCGGCGCAACACCACTGCGCCGACCTGTCGACGGCCAGGCCGACCGCAATCGTGCCGGGCGGGCATCTTGATCTGCTGGCAGCCTCGCCGACCTGCACGCATCACAGCCGGGCACGGGGCGGGCGCCCGACATCCGATCAGCAGCGCATGGATCCATGGCACATCATCCCATGGACGACGCAGCTGAAGGTCGATCGGCTGCTGTTCGAGAACGTGGTCGAGTTCCTTGACTGGGGGCCAGTCTGTCCGCGGACACAGAAGCCCATCAAATCGAAGAAGGGGACGTATTTCGAGTCGTGGTGGGCGACGCTGCATAACCTCGGCTATGTAGGATCATTCCGAAAGCTGAACTGCGCCGACTATGGCGATGCCACGACACGCGTCCGCTGGTTCGGCCAGCTCCGGCATAAGTCGCTTGGGAAGGGCGGGATCCAGTGGCCGCACCCGACGCATGCGCGTGAGCCCGCCCATAATCTCCTGGGCCCGCTGCAGCGCTGGCGATCGGCGCGCGAGTGCATCGACTGGAGCCTGCCGGGCACCAGCATCTATGACCGGAAGCGCCGGCTGAGCGACAAGACGTTGCTGCGCATCTATGCGGGTATCGTCAAGTTCAACTGGCCGGCCCGGTATCAGCTTCGGCTTCGCCGGTACCTCGAACAGCTCGGCATTCCCGTTCCATCGATCCGCGTCGTGCGTGAGATCGACTTGGAGCCGTTCATTCTGGCTCAAGGCGAGGGAAGCGAGGGCCGTCCGGTCCGCGACCCCATGGCGACGATCCCGACCGGCGGCGCCCATGCACTCATTGCTCCGTACTATGGCAGCGGGTCGGGAGAGAGCGCCCAGTCGGTTGACTTGCCTCTTCCGACGGCGACGGCCAAGGCGCGCTTTGGGCTGATCGTTCCCATCACGCACAGCAAAGGAGGGAACGTCCCTCGATCTGTCGGCCATCCACTCCCGACTCTCACCACGTCCAAGGGCGGTGAGTTCGCTTTGGCTGGCCCTGATGATGGCGACGACATTCTCTATCGCATGCTGCAGCCGCCCGAGCTGGCTCGCGCCACGTCGTTCAGCGACGCCGATCGGAACTATGACTTCGCGGGCAACAAGACCGAGGTCACCAAGCAGATCGGCAACGCCGTGCCGATCCGGACGGCGCGCAACCTGGTCCGCGCTTCGCTGTACGACATGGCCGTCGCGGGGCACGCATGAACGTAGGCCTACTTCGCGACCTCGCCCAGCCAGCGCGGCCACATGCCGGCCTTTGCCCGTCGCGCGCGCGTCTCGGCAGACGCGTAGACCTTGCTGAGTTCGGGCTTTCCCTTGATCTGGTCCTCGAGCCAGAACGTGTAGGCGTGGCCTCGCGATACGAGGACATAGCCGGCGTCGACCTCGCCCTCGCTTTCGGCCAGGGGCGCGGGCTTCACGATGACGCGGGCGACGATGCGGCAGTAGCGATCCCATTTCGTCGGTTCGATGCGCGCCATGTTGCCGGCGTCGGCGAGAATGTCGGCCAGATAGGCGCGGTTGCTCATGCCCGACACCGACTCCTGCTTGTCGCCCATCCGCAACTCGCTCGACTGGATGCCCCAGAGACGAACGGTGAAGGGCTTGCCAACGACGCTCACCGTGTCGCCGTCCATGGCGTAGGTCTCGGCCACGAACGGCTCGGGCACCGGCTGGTCGCGACACGCCGCCGGCCGCGCCGGCTCCTCGCGCGCGAAGGCCGGGGCGGCGAGGGCGGGAAGGGCGAGGGCGGCAAGAGCCAGCATCGTGATTTTCATTCCGGCATGGGGCGCGCAGATCGCGGCACGCCCATGGCGGAAAAGCGTTAGGGCAGGGGTATGTCCCAAGACAACAACAACCATGCGGGCAGCGGGTCCGAGGATTTCGCGACGGACCTCGAACCCGATGACACGAAGGACGATGCCCCGCCGGAGCGTCGCGGCCCGCCCGACGATTGGGAAGGCCTCACCTGGTTCGACTACCGGCGCAACGAGTGGTGGTTCCTCGACAAGGAATGGCGGCTCGATCCGCCGCCGATCCGGCCGCTGGGCTTCAAGCAGGGTGAGTATTCGTTCGTGACGGCAGCTGGCGAGGTGCGTCCGTTCAAGTCGGCGGCCCTGCAGGGTCGCGGCGGCCTGGCCGACCTGTTCGCGGGCGACCTGCGCTGGCCCACGCGCCATTACCCGGCGACGGACAAGGACGGCAACAAGATCAATCGCCCGAACCCGGCGACGTGCACCGAGGGACTCATCCGGGTTTGCACCGCGCGCGGTTTCCTGGACGAGTCTCTCCAGCATCGCAGCGTCGGCACCTGGCGCGGCGACGACGGCGCACCCCTGGTGCATGCCGGCAACGTCGTGTTCGCGGAAGGCGACTCCTTCGATCCCGGTGCACAGTTCGGCGATTTCATCTATGTGATCGCCGGCCGGCGCGAGCCGCCCGCGCACAAGGCGACGGCGTACGGCCTCGAATGGCAGCCCGCGACGGCCATTGAAGGGCTGTGGGTTCTGTCGGCGCTCGACCGCTGGCACTGGATCAACGAGGAAGCCCGGCAGCTTTGTGCCGGCGGCCTGTTCTGCGACTTCCTGGGCGACGCGACGCTGTGGAAACCGCACAAGTTCGTTCTGGCGCCACCGGAGGCCGGCAAGTCGACCTTGCTGCGCTTCTTCAAGGCGCTGTTGGGTGCATCGGCCGGACCGTTGCTCAAGACCTACTCCAAGGCCTTCATCGAACGAAAGTATTCCGGCATGGCGCTCGCCGTGCTGCTGGACGAAGCGGAAAGCGACGTCGATGCCGACCGCATCAAGCATCTGTTCGAGTTGATCCGTCTGCTGAGCGACGACGGCGCCGAAGGTGGCCGTGCGGCCGAAGGTGGTAAGACGCGCGATTTCAACGTGCACGGTCCGGTAACCATGGCGGCGACGGTGCGCGAGCGCTGGCGCCCGCAGGACCGCCGCCGCATCACGCTCCTCGAGCTGCTGCCGTTGCGGGAGCGCGATGACGGGATCCTCGCGACCGGCGCGGAGATTGCCGCCGATCGAAAGAGGGCGGCCGAGCTGTCCGCCCGGCTCCGCGCCCGTGCCATCCATCGCTGGCCGCAGTTCGTCGAGAACCTTGCGGCGGCACAGAAGGCGATCATCGACCTCGGCGGCACGCCGGGCGACGCCGACCAGATCGGCCACCTGATCGCCGGATGGTGGACGCTCACCCGCGACGACCCTCCCGATGAGGACTGCATCGCCGACGTGAAGAGGTTCAAGGACTACATGCGCACCCTGGCCGATGCGGACGGCGGCGAGGGCGACGAGGCGTCCGAATGCTTCAACTACCTGCTGGGCAGCGATCTGCATGGCGCGTGGCGCGGCGGCAAGATCCTCACCATCGGCCAGACGATCGCGCGCGCCCGCGAAAAGGACAGCGTCGACGCAGGCGACGCGCGGACGGAACTCCATCGCAAGGGCCTGCGGCTCATCCCCCTGGAGAAAGGCGACCCATGGGACAGGGCGTGGCTCGCCATCGCCAACAAGCACTCCGGACTAGAGGACGTGTTTGCCAAGCGACCGGAATGGAGCGGCGAGAAATGGAACCAGATCATGCAGGGCCTGGTGGGTGCCCGCCGCCTGCACCGGGAGGAAGCGCCCATCCGCTTCGCCGGCCCGCCGTCGCGCGCGCTGCTGGTGCCGCCGGTCTACCTGCCGCAGCTCAGCGACGAACAGCCGTGAGGCGTTACACACCTCGACCGTGTAGCGGCGGTGTTACATCGTGTGTAGCGCCGCCAAATGCAGGCCCGCCAACGAGATCGGGCAATTCGTTACACCGCTACACAGCAGAGCGGGTGGGCCGACGTGCGTGCGCCTGCGAGCACATGACGGTCAACGTCTCTCTCTGTGTAGCAGTGTAACAAAAATAGATAAAAGACAGGAGAATCGGGATGCCGAAGGCGCTACACACCCCGCTACACACCCGTAACACCGTTACACACCCGATCAACGAAGGCGATGCGGCCAACTTCCGGCCCGTGGTGCGCCCGCCGGGCCAGCGTGCCGTGCTGGTCAACGAACGGCGGGCGGTATTTGACGCGGAAGCGATCAAGGAAGCCGATCAGCCGGATACGGTTTCCGTCATCGCGACGGCGAAGGGCGAGTGGGATCATTGCGGCTTCACGCGGTGGACGCCCGATCTGGTGCATCACCGGCTGGTGATCGTGGGGGAAACGATCGCCCGACTGCCGAGTGGGTCGCGTGGCGATTTCGTGTCTTTGCTGGGCAGCGCGGCGCTGGCCGAACTCTCGGTGGACAAGCCTCGCAAGTCGCCGCCCACACCGGCCGACATATCGCGGGCAGAGTGGACGTGGGATCAGGTGGCCGTGAGGCCTGCAACGCATCGGGTCATCCTCACCGGCATGATGTTCGACCTCGGCGCCCGCAAGATCGCTAAGACGCTGGGGCGTATGGGCTCCGTCGCAACGAAGCTCAGCCATACGGCGGTGTGCACCTGGTACACGCAGGAATGCCAGCGCTTCGCGAGGGTGTGGCAGTCGGGCCGTGCGCTCGACGGTGCCACGGGGATCAGCCGGGTTCTGGGGCCGTTGGCGATGCTGGATATTCCTACGGTCGAGCGCTATCGGGCGGAAATCGCCAAGGCCGAAAAATAGGCTTTACAGACGGACCAGAAAAACAGTAGTTTTCTGACACGCTGGCGAAAACGCGCCGCAGACAACCCTTACAACTTGAGCCCTGCCCATGCCGCCGTGGATTTCCGTCCGCAGCGATGTGGCGAAGGCGACCGCCGACCTCGACGACTTCGCCCAGCGGCAAGTTCCCTTCGCGACCGCCCTGGCACTGACCATGACGGCGCAGGACGGTCAGAGCGCCGTGCAGGACAGCCTGCCTCGTCGCTTCACCCTTCGTAACAACCGGGTGCGATCTGGCATCCGCATCACGCCCGCGACCAAGTCGACGCTGCGGTCCATTATCGGCTCGGTCGATGACTTCATGGAGCTGCAGGAGACGGGCGGGACGAAGAGGGCGCGAGATCACTCGCGCGTTGCCGTTCCGGTCGAGGCGCGCCGCAACAAGCGCGACCTGATCCCTAAAGGGCAGAAGCCGGCTGCCTTGCGTGGTCGACGTCGTGTGCTGCAATGGAACGGCAGCAACATCCTCACGCGCAAAGGTGGCTTCGGTATCCTTGAGAGGGTGGGGAAGGCCCGCTATCCGTTGCGTGTCCTGTATTGGCTCAAGCGAGGCGTGAAGCTTCGCCCGACCCTCGGCTTGAAGGGCACCGTGCTCGACATCGTCGGGCGACGCTTCGGCCTCAACTTCGCACGTGCGATGGAGCGGGCTCAGAAGTCAGCGAAGTAGGCCGACCATCTCGCAACCGCGAACGGACCGCGAGGCCTAGGGGTAGGGGGTCGCGAGCCCTCGGGCAGACCAGCCCTAGGAGGTCGAAAGGGCGGGGTCAACGGGTCCCATCTGAGCCCCCTGGTAAGCGGGTAACGCGCACCGCTTGGCTTTCGTAGCTACCGTGTTTGAATTTTGGTGAAACGCATCATGGTTTCCGAAACTGGAAACGGTGACGGAAACGAAACGCCGCGCCGCTCAGACTTATTGGGCGTGACTGCCCTCGCCGAGAAGATCGGCGTTGCAAAGTCGACGGTGAGCAAGCAGGCGCATTCGGGGAAAATCCCGGTCGCCGATTGGACGGATGAGGGCGCGCCGCTGTTCGACCTGGCCGAGGTCGAGAAGGCCCGCGAAGCGAACCTCAATCCGAACATGCGCCGTGACGATGACGAAGCGGACGACGGCAACGAACGCCGTTCGCAGTCTGGTCGCCCGATGAGCGGCCTGACTGCGGTGATGATCGAAGAGAGACAGGTGCGCACGCGCAGCCTGCAACTCAAGCAGGCAGTCGACGAGGGACTGCTTGTCATCGCTGCCGAAGTCGAGCGCGAGCAAACCACCACGGCACGCGCGACGCGCGATGCAGTTCAACAGTATGTCGCCGATTGCGACGGGAAAGCCTACGCCTTCGCGGGCCAGCCCCGCACACAGGCAGAGTGGCGCCACTTCCTGATTGGCATCGTGCGCGACGCCTACGCAGAGCGGGAACGTTCGCTCGCGGAGGAAGCCGACGACGAGTTGGACGATGACATCGACGCCGCCGGTGGCAACGCCGAGCCTCAGTCCGCAGGAACTTCGTAAGCGCTTCCCCCAACTCGCCCGCGCGCGCCGCATCGTGCGTCGCGCCGAGCGCCGCGGCATCCGGCGGGATCCCGACGTACGGCCCAGCCAGTGGGCCGATCGTCATCGCATGGTGGCGGAAGGCACCTCGCCGCATCCCGGCAAGTGGCGCAACAGCCGCACGCCGTACCTGGTCGAGATCATGGATTGCCTGGCGCCCGGCCATTGGGCGCGGCGGGTGACGCTCGCCAAGTCGGCGCAGATCGCCGGCTCGGAGATGATTTCGAACGTCCTGTTGTGGTCGGCGGACGCGGCACCCGCGCCGATCCTGGTGGTTCATCCGACCATTGAGGCCGGACGCGACTGGACGAACGAGAAGCTGGACCCGACGATCGAGTCCACGCCCCGCGCCAAGCGCAAGATTGCCGAGCATGTCATCCGCGGTCGCGGCGGCTCGACCCTGAAGCGCAAGCGCTTCCCGGGCGGCTCGATCGTCATCACGGGCGCGAACTCGGCGGCTGGCCTGCGCCAGAAGTCGATCAAGATACTGATCTGCGACGACTTCGACGAATTTCCGCTCGCGGTGAGCGGGCAGGGCGATCCGGTCGGCATGGCGCGCGCGCGCCTGATCAGCTTCAAGAAGACGGCGCAGGACAAGGAACTCGACGTTTCGACGCCGACGATCCTGAAGCTGAGCCGCATCTGGAAGCAGTTCGAGGAAGGCACCCGCGCCCGCTATCATGTCCCGTGCCCGCAGTGCGGGCACCTGCAGACTCTGAAGTGGGGTGGTGAAAAGGAGAAGTTCGGCCTCAAGTTCGATGTAGAGGCGCCGCACCGCGCCCGCTACATCTGCGAGGAAGCGGGCTGCGTCATCGAGCACTGGCAGCTCGAAGCGATGATGGACCCCGCGAACGGCGCGAAGTGGATCCACGCCAAGCCGCTGCCGGGTCGCGAGCCCAGCTACCACATCAACGCGCTGTATTCGCCATTCGTCACCTGGGATGACGCGGTCAAGGCTTTCCTCGACGCGAAGGGCGACACGGAGAAGCTGAAGACCTTCGTCAACCTGTGGCTCGGCGAGCCATGGGATGAGAAGGGCGATGCCCCGAAGGCGGCCGCGCTGGTGGCGCGGCGCGAGACGTGGGACCTGGGCACGATCCCCGGCCCGGTCGGCGCCGGCGGGCCGCTGATGATCGCGCTGGGCGCCGACGTTCAGGCGAATGGTATTTTCTACGAGGTGCTGGCGTCGGGGCGAGGCTGGACCACCTGGTCGATCGAGCATGGGTTCCTTGACGGCGACACGTCGACCGAGGAATCGACCGCATGGCGCGCGCTCGACAAGGTCCGCGCCAAGAGGTTCCGCGACCTCAACGGCAACGATCGTCCGATCGAAGCCACCGGGGTCGATGCGAACTATCAGACCGATATCGTCGTGGGATGGTGCAAGTCCCGCGTCAATTGCTTTCCATTGCGCGGCGAGGACGGTCTTCACGTTCCACCCTGGCTCGGCCGGGCGACGATCCGTGAACGGTCCGAGCGGGGCAAGGCCCGCAGGCGGGGACCCAAGACGTTCCCGGTCGGAACCTGGCAACTGAAGGCCCGCTTTGCGGGCCAGATAAAGCAGGTACAGGAACCGGACACTCTCGAGTTCCCGCCGGGGTTCTGCCACTTCAGCCAGGACTGGACGGAGGAAGATTTCGAACAGCTCCTGTCGGAGGTGTTCGTCCGCGCCCGCGACCGCAAGACCGGCCGCGAGCGCACCGGCTGGCACCAGATCGGCGCGCAGAACCATCTTCTGGACTGTCGCATCTACGCGATGGCGATGCTCGAAAAACTCGGGCAGGCCAAGAAGTCGCCGGCGGAGTGGGAGTGGCTGGAAAGAAAGTGGCTGAGGGGCGAACAGCGCGATTTGTTCGGGGCCCCTGACCTGGGCGATTCTCTCATCCCGCCCCTTGAGCCCAATCCATCGGCGTCACCCTTCCCGCCGCAGGTCGCGAACGCCGTTCGCCGCCCCCTGCGTCGAACGATCAACCTGTAGCGAGGCCGTCGTGACCGACCAGGAACGCGACGCCCTGCAGGCGCGCCTCACCGAGGCGAAGAACGTCCTGCACCAGCTGCGTCTGGGGCAGAAGGAAGTGTCGATCACGTCGGGCGGCAAGACCGTCAGCTACGACAAGGCCAACATCGGCGACCTGCGCGCCTACATCTCGGAAATGGAGCGCGAACTCGGCAACCCGTCGGGCATCGCGCGTCCGCTTCGTTTCAGGATCGGGTGAGGTCATGAACGCTTCCGTTCCTGGCCTTGTCTCACATGACGGCACGCCGCTGCGGCGCGCCAGCACTTACCGGGCGACGTCGCCCTATCGCGGTGCCGATCCTGTCAGCCAGGAGCTGGGCGGCTGGCATCCGAGCCTGAACACGCCGACCGGCGACCTCGCGCGGGCGCGCGACCCGCTGGTGGCGCGCACCCGCGACCTCGACCGCAACAACGGTTATGCCTCGGGCATCAAGCAGACGCTGCTGGACTCCGTCATCGGAACCAACTGGCGGCTGCGCGCGCGTCCGAACTGGCGCGTGCTGGGTATCGACTACAAGACGGCCGTCGAATGGTCGAGCGTCGTCGAGGCCAAGTGGCGCAGCCACGCCGACAATCCCGGCTGCTGGATCGACGCCGCGCGCCGTCGTCGCTTCTCGGGCCTGCTGCGCACGCAGTTCACGACCTGGCAGATGGCGGGTGAGCACCTGTCGGTGGCGCAGTGGGAACCCGATCGCATCGGGCCGGGCCGCGCGCGCTATGCGACGTGCATCCAGCTCGTGGATCCCGACCGGCTGGGCAATCCGAACGGCGCGCCCGAGGCGGTCGATCTGCGCATGGGCGTGCATCTCGGCCGTTACGGCGATCCGCTGGGTTACTGGATTCGCGACGCCCATCCCGCAGATTGGGTGAACGCGCTCGAGGCGAACACCTGGACCTACTCGCCGCGCGAGACGCCGTGGGGTCGGCCTGTCACTCTGCACGGGTTGGAGGAGGACCGCGAGGGCTGGGTCCGGGGCGTGCCGCCCCTGGCCGCCGTGGTCGAGGCGTTGCGTCTTCAGGATGTGTACGAGCGCTATGAGGCCATCGGCGCGATCCTGAATGCCTTCTATGCCGCCGTGATCCAGACACAGACGGGCATCGATCCCGAAAGCCTGGGCGAGGTGTTCGGCAAGGACCCGACGACCGGCGCGGCGTTGCCGCCCGACGTGGACATCAACGTGCGCGGCGTCGCCGTGCCGGTGTTGCCGCCGGGTGTCGAGCTCAAGTTCCTGAACGCGGCGCGACCGGCGGCGGCGCAGTTCGCGCAGTTCGAGGACGCGGTGTTGCGCCGGATCGCGGCGGGCTCCGGCCTCTCCTACGAACAGGTGTCGCGCGACTATTCCAAGACGAACTATTCGAGCGCGCGCGCCTCGTTTGCCGCGGCCTGGAAGTTCATGACGGGGCGCAGCGCGTTCTTCGCCACGACCTTCGCCGATCCAGTCTATGCGATGTGGCTGGAAGAGGCGATCGACCGCGGCGAGGTCGAGCTGCCGAAGGGGGCGCCCGACTTCTACGAAGCGCGGTCCGATTGGGTGGCGTGCCGCTGGATCGGTCCCGGCCGCGGCTGGATCGATCCCGTCAAGGAGGCGCAGGCGTCGCGGATGAAGATCGACGCCGACCTCAGCACCCTCGAGGACGAAAGTGCCGAGCAGGGCGTCGATTGGGAAGAGACGCTCGAGCAGAAGGTCTACGAAAACCACCGCCGGAAGGAGCTGGGTCTGCCCGACACCGGCGCCCAGCTCTACCGCGTGAACTCGAACGGCAACGAACCGGCGAACGCGGGGACCTGAGATGCGCTTTGCACACATCGCCTCCCGCGCCTTCGACCGGCCGTTGCTTCTCGAACCGCGCAACGGTCACGCCTTCCTGACCGCTCTCGCGGCCCTGATCGCCCGCAGCAATATCGAGGGCCGGCTCTCGTCGGATCGTCCCCGTCCTGGCGCCTTCGACGATTACGACGGCGAGCCGCCGCCGCGGCAATCGTCGCTGCCGTTCGGAATCACGCAGTGGGCGCGGGACAAGGCTTTCCCCGCCGTCCGCAATGTCGCGGTGCTGGAGGTGGACGGCACCCTGGTCAACAAGAAC